TATGGTATGTCCTTAGAAGATGCTAAAGCTGAAGCCCAACGCATATCCCAAGAAGAAGGTGTAGTACAACACGTTGAAGAAACATCAGAAGGATCTGGAGAGTACAGAGTATCAGATTGGTACGATTCAGATTTAACTGTTGCTTCATACCAAAACGGAATGGAATTATAACCATGAAACAAGTACTCATAGAAACAATCCCGTTTAGCATATCTCCTGTTCAATTAACAGAAGGTATGAGAGCTCCATCAGGTAATCCTATGGTAGAAGGGATATTAGCTACAGCCGAAGTAAAAAACGGAAACGGCAGATACTATTCAAAGGATTTATGGGAACGTGAAATAGATAAATACCAAGAAATTGTTAAACAAAATAGAGCAACCGGTGAACTTGATCACCCCGAATCTTCAATCATAAACCTAAAAAATGTATCCCACATCATTCGAGAAATATGGTGGAATGGAGATAAAGTATTAGGTAAAATAGAAATTCTCCCAACAACATCAGGTAACATCCTTAAAGCTTTAATCGATAACAGAGTTCAAGTTGGTGTTTCAAGTAGAGGAATGGGCTCGCTAAAACAAATGGGAGAAACATTAGAAGTACAAGACGACTTTGAACTACTTTGTTGGGATTTTGTATCAACCCCATCCAACCCCGGATCATATATGCAATTAGTAAAAGAAGGTAAAGAAAATAACATCAATCCTTACTCTAAAGCAAACAGTATTCTCACAGATATTCTTTGCGCTAACGGAACTTGCCCTCTTTTTTAATACAACACGCCCCCCTCTAAGGGTAGTCCCCTTAGACCAACCCTCCCCTAAAAAGGAGGGTTTCTTTTTGCGATTTTTATAAATTTTGATATATGTATCATTGATAATATACCATTTATATATGGTATCCATATTTGTATAATCCCTATTACGATTCTATTAATAATCGTATTCCACAAACAAAAATTTTGAGGTAATTATGGCAACAAACAGAGATTTGCTAAAAGAAGCCATTGCCGATGCTAAAGCTGTTAAAGACGCAGCCATCGCCAATGCAAAAGTCGCTCTCGAAGAAGCCTTTACTCCATATCTAAAAGAAAAATTTGCAGCTAAATTAGCTGAAATTGAAGAAGAAGAAATGGAAGAAGGAATGGAGACTGAAGGTTATGAAAAAGATTCAATGGAAGAACGTTTAGGTACAATTAACGATCCAAGTGAAGAAGGTGTTGGAAACGCATTTAGTGCAGCCCCACACGGAAATCTTGAAGAAGAAGACGACACTATGGAAGAAGAATTAGATCTAGAAGCTCTTTTAAGAGAACTCGAAGAAGGTGATGAAGAAATGTATGAAGAGGAAATGACTGAAGCTGAAGACAAAGAAAAAATGGACAAAGCTGAGGATGAAATGGAAGACGAAATGGGAGAAGAAGAAGTTAGCCTTGAAGACATGACTGAAGACGAACTTAGAGAACTTATTGAAGATGTAATTGCCGGAATGGTTGAAGCTGGTGAATTAGAAGCCGGTGAAGGCATGGAAGGTGAAGAAGGTGAAGAAGAAATGGAAAGTGAAGAAGAAGTTGACATCGAAGAATTAATGGCCGAAGTTAAAAAAGAAAAAATGAAATCAAAAGGCCGTGAAGAAATCGAAGAAGCTAAAAGAAAAACTAAAGAAGCTGAAATGAAGAAAGAAAAAGCTGAAAAAGAACTTAAAGAAGCTTACGATACTCTTGCTGAAATTCAAGCTAGCCTCCAAGAAGTAAAACTTTTAAATGCTAAACTTCTCTACACCAACAAAATCTTCAGAGCTAAAAATTTGACCGAAAGTCAAAAAGTAAAAGTATTGGAATCATTTGACAAAGCTACAACTGTAAAAGAAACAAAACTTATTTATGAAACATTAAGCCAAGGTTTAACCACTAAAAAGCCAGTTAATGAATCAGTAGTAAGAGGCTTAGCTTCTAAAGCTGTAGGATCAGTTGAAAATAAGAAACCAATCTTTGAAGTAGACAGCCAATTTGCGAGATGGCAAGTTCTCGCTGGAATTAAAACAAACAATTAAACTAATATAAAACAATGTCACAAGTACAACAATTATTAGAATCTGCAGCTTCCGGGTGGAAGAATTTGCAGTCAGACGCAGCTAAATTAGCTGCTAAGTGGCATAAGACAGGTTTACTTGAAGGTCTTAGAAATGAGGCTGAAAGAAACAACATGTCTATGCTTTTAGAAAACCAAGCTAAACAGCTTGTAACCGAAACCTCTAACGTAGGTGGTGGAACCGGATACGGTGCTTTCTCAGTAGGACAAGGTGCAGAATGGGCGGGTATTGCTCTTCCATTAGTACGTAAAGTATTTGGCCAAATCGCGGCTAAAGAATTCGTTTCTGTACAGCCTATGAATTTACCTTCTGGTCTTGTATTCTATTTAGATTTCCAATACGGAACTTCTAAAAGACCATTTGATGAGGGTAAATCACTTTTTGGTAACACAGGTTCTAGATATCCATTCTCTACCGATCCTTCTAACGTAGGTACTAACTACGGTAACCAAGGTGGTTTATATGGTGCTGGTAAGTTTACCTATTCTACCAACCAATTCTCTGCTTCTGTACAGGTAACTTCTGGTTCTTCTGCTACAGCTAAAGTAGCTACTTGGGCTAATTTAAACTTTGATTCTGATTTCTCAGCTTCAGCTGCAGGTAGCAGAATTATTGCAGTTACAATCCAAAATGCTACTACAGCTTTATCTAGCTTTGACCCAGATGCAGTTCGTGGATTTATAATAACCTCAGCTTCTGCTATTACTACATCTACCAATTTACCTCAGTTCACTACTTACGATTATACTGCTAATAATATTACATTCTATGTAACTGCTTCAGGTGTTGGTGCTATATATACCAACGGTACTGCTTCTGTAGTAGTAGATTATAACAAAGCTACTCAAATGAGTCCGTACAATGTAGGTGATTTTGAAGCTGGTAATGCATTCGCAGTTCCAAACGCTGAAAGTGCTACTCAAATTGAAATCCCTGAGATCAATATTAACATGAGATCAGAAGCCATTGTAGCTAAAACTAAAAAGTTAAAAGCTGTATGGACACCTGAATTTGCTCAAGACTTAAATGCTTATCAGTCACTAGATGCTGAAGCTGAAGTAACCAATATCATGAGTGAATATATCTCTCTTGAAATTGACCTTGAGATTCTTGACATGTTAATTGAAGATGCAGCCGCTGGTACTGAATACTGGTCAGCTCTTAATAACGAAGTTATTAATTCTGCAGGTACTGCGTTTACAACTTCTACTAGTGGTTTCTACAACACCCAAGGCCAATGGTTCCAAACTCTTGGTACTAAGATGCAGAAACTTTCTAACAAAATTCACCAATTAACCCTAAGAGGTGGTGCTAACTGGTTAGTATGTTCTCCAACTGTAGCAACTATCCTTGAATCTATTCCTGGATTTGCTTCTAACAGTGATGGTAATGTTGCTAAAATGGAATATGCATTTGGTGTACAGAAAGCTGGACAGTTAAACAGCAGATATACTGTTTATAAGAACCCATACATGACTGAAAACCTTATCTTAATGGGCTTCAGAGGTACTCAGTTCTTAGAGGCAGGTGCCGTATTTGCTCCTTACGTTCCGTTAATTATGACTCCTCTTATCTACGATCCTAACACTTTCGTACCAAGAAAAGGTCTATTGACTCGCTACGCTAAGAAGATGTTACGCCCAGAATTTTATGGTAAAATCTATGTTAGTGGTTTAACTAGCCTCTAATATAAACAAACCATAAATGTTTAAGAGAGCCTTGCGAGAGCAAGGCTCTTTTTTATATTTATAATAGTATGATAGATATATTCATACTGAATAAGACTTATTAAACCCAAATTGTTTTTATATATTTTTCAACTTAAACTCTATTTATGACTTCCCATTCCCACGAAGATGAAATATTCCAAGAAAAACGTAAACCTAAAAACCCTATAAAATTTAAAATAGAGCTAAATCAGGAACAGAAAGAAGCCAAATCTAAAATATTAGAAAGCACAGTTACACTATTAGCAGGTTCTGCTGGATCAGGTAAAACACTTTTAGCGTGTCAAATAGCATTAGAAAAGCTATTTATGAAAGAAGTTGAAAAAATAATCATAACCCGCCCCACAGTATCAAAAGAAGAAATTGGGTTTTTACCTGGTGATTTACGCGAGAAAATGGACCCTTGGGTACAACCCATATACCAAAACATGTACGCACTGTATGACCGAGTAAAAATAGAGAAACACATACAAGAAGGCGATATTGAAATAGTACCTGTTAGTTTTATGCGAGGTCGTACATTTTTAGATTCAATTGTTATAGTAGACGAAGCCCAAAACGTTACCCACGAACAAATGGAAATGATTGTAACCCGTTTAGGTTTACGTTCTAAAATGATAATTTGTGGTGACGATAACCAAGTAGACTTAAAAAATAAACGCGATTCTGGGTTTAGGTTTTTATATACTGCTGCTAAAAAAATTAAAAACTTAGCCGCAATATCACTTAAAACAAACCACAGAAACCCAATAGTAGAAGATTTAATAGCATACTATGAAGACGCATACGAAAGCGGAATTAGTTTAACAAACAGCGGTTCGAAAAGATAAAAGAAACATTAGATTTGCCATATTTATAATAAAAATTAAATGGCAAATATCCCAATTTGGCCCGGCACCTCATCATTTGCCCAGGTCTCAGCTTCATATTATAAAACTCCTTCAACAGGTAGCTCACCTACTCCATTTGGTTTTTATGATAACGATTCCGATTTTAAAACTGATGCCAACAAAGTAGCAAACTTTTGCGCCCGAAGATTAGGTTATCCTATTGAAAATGTTGAATTACAAGATTTAAACTTTTGGACTGCATTCGAAGAAGCAACCACAGTTTATGGTAATGAATTATATGCCTACCAAGTTAGAGAAAATATGCTTAACTTGGAAGGCTTACCTATCACTACTCCTACCCTTAATAATACTCAAATTACCCCAAACATGGGTAATATCATCCGCATTTCAGAACAATACGGAACTGAAGCTGGGTCGGGGGGTAATGTAAATTGGTACAGTGGTTCTGTAATTTTAACAGGAAGTGTTCAAGAATACGATTTAAATCAGTGGGCAGTTCAAAATGGCATTAGTGCAAGTAATTTAGAAGTTAAAAGAGTATATTATCAAGGAGTACCCGCTTCTGCAACTTATTATTATGGGGGAGGGATAGGATTAGGAATAGGTGGAGGAGGATTTATGGGGGCTTTAGGTGGGGCTCCTGGATTTGCGGGATATGGATATAATTACCTTGTAACCCCTTTATCCTATAATGTTGGCGCTATTCAAGAAGTTGAATTAGGGCAAGATATCCTACTTTCAGCTTATAGCTTTGAAATACACAACAATAAACTTAGAATATTCCCTGTACCTTTAGAAGCAGATACAGGTACCCACTATTGGTTTCAATATGTTTTAAAAAATGAACGTTTATCAGATTCGTTAGCTTCAGGCAGCGGAAATACAGGAGCAGGACTTATAACAAATGTATCTAATGTACCTTTTGCTAATCCTGTATATGCCCAAATAAATTCAATAGGTAGAAGTTGGATATTTGAATATACTTTATCTTTATCTAAAGAAATGCTAGGATATGTTAGAAATAAATATTCTCAAATTCCTATCCCAGGAGCTGAAGTTACATTAAATGGGGACTCATTATTAGCATCTGCAACTGATACTAAAAATGCTTTAATTGAAAGATTAAGGGCATATTTTGATGAAACTTCTAGAAAAAGTATGCTTGAAAGGCGTAAAGATGAAGCAGACTTTTCTAAACAAGAGTTGAATAACGTACCCATGACAATTTATATAGGATAATTATGGCTCTTTTTGGACAAGCACGCGATATTTCAATGTTCAGACACGTTAATCGCGAGTTAATGGGGAACATTATATCTCAACAATGTGCATTTTATAAATTAAGATTAGACCAAACTAATTTTAATATGTATGGTGAAGCTGCAGAGCAAAAATATTATGATGGTCCTGTATTATTATATTGTTTAATAGACTTACCTGATCAAACCCAACCCACAGACGACATGGGTATAACTTTTGATTGGCAACCTGAATTTAGATTTTTAAGAGACGATTTATTAAATAAACTTCAAGATTTTAATCAGGATACAATATACGGTGCTAATCTAGTACCTCAAATAGGTGATATTATATTATATGAAACTGCTTATTATGAAGTACACGCTACTAACGCTGCTCAATATTTTGTAGGTAAAGATCCAGATTATCCAAATTCCCCCCAACCACAAGGATTTAACCCCGGTTTAGGCGAATTTGGTTATAATGTATCTATAATTTGTAAAACCCACTATGTACCTGCTGATAAAGTTGGTATAACCTTTGAAAGAATGTAATTATGGCTGAAAGCAGAAACCCATCACCAAGAAAACCAACTCCTAAAACTCAAGCTGAACTTAGCAATCAGTTATCAGGGGCTAGTAATTCTTTATTAGGAGATCCAAATTTAGCTAACCCTAATTTTAATGGCCCCAATAGATCATTACAAAATAGTTGGAAAGATGATACTGTAAAACCATTTACAGTTACTATCCAAGATATAGATGAAACCATAATGTATTATTTTCAAAATGTTATCAAACCATTTGTAATACAAAACGGAAATAGAATAGAAGTGCCCATAATATATGGGTCCCCTGAACGTTGGAAATCAGTTCAACGAGATGGATACTATAAAGATAAAAATGGAGCTATAATGGCCCCCCTTATTATGTTTAAACGAGATACAATTGAACGTAATAGAAGTTTGGGCAATAAATTAGACGCTAATTATCCTAATTTGTACGGGGTAATGAAAAAAAAGTATGATACTAGAAATTTTTATTCGAATTTTAATGTATTAACCAATAGAGTTCCTGAAGAACAATTCTATGCCGTTACTATACCTGACTACGTTAATCTAACATATAGTTGCGTAGTATACACATACTATGTTGAGCAGCTAAACAAAATAGTAGAAGCAATCAACTATGCTTCAGACACATATTGGGGTGATCCCCAACGCTATAAATTTAAGGCTGCTATTGATTCTTTTACTACCGTAACTGAATTACCAACTGGGGCTGAAAGGATAGTAAAAAGCACATTTAATATTAAAATGTACGGATATGTAATCCCAAATACATTACAAAATAATGTTTCTTCATTACAAAAATATAGAAATAAAGCTAAACTTATATTTGCACTAGAAACCACAGACGATCCTTTAGTATTTGATCCAAATGTTCCTGTATTAACAGATGATTCTGGAAGACCTAATGCTCAAAACGCAAGAAGTTTGGCAGCAGATAAATATAATCTTAAACAAGCTCAATTATTTAATGAACCGCCTTCAGTAAATTTCTCTCCTAATTTAGAGTATGAAGCTTTATTAAATGAAATAACCGAATTAAAAAATCAATTAGATGCAGCAAATGCAACTATTCAATCTCTTCAAAACCCCTAATACCAATGGCTAGTAACATCAGATTTTTAGACCAAATATTAGTAAATACTATTAATGGGGGAGAAAGTGGGGGAGAAACTATTTTAAATTCTTCTTTTATTTCAACAGGTAGTATAACTGCTTCGGTAAATATAGGTACTGATACTTTTAAAATAGAAAGCGGTTCATCTACTTACTTGTATATAAGTTCAAGTGGAAACATAGGTGTAAGTACAACGACCCCAACACTAGGACTATTACAACTTAACTCAGCTGCTGGAATAACAAACCCTAGCTTGTACATTAATGCTGCAGGAGTAGGAACCACCGCTTCCCTGACTGTAAGAGCAAATAATGGAGTAACAGCAAATCAAAAAACTTACAATCCGATTGGGGGAAGTGATTCTCTTAATTTTATACAATTACTAGATAGCGACGCAACAACTACAACGAATCAACCAATTGGAAGAATAATATTTAGTTCTAACGATTCTGATTCAGGTGGAACCAAGGCTTTTATAGAAGCGGTTTCTGAAGATGCTACTCCCGATGCCTTTCTTGCATTTGGGACAAATCAAAGCGGTTCCTCAGTTGCTGAAAGAATGAGAATTACATCTACAGGTAATGTAGGTGTAGGTATAGTATCCCCATCAACCCGATTACACATCAGCGGAGCATCAGATAGTGGCCTATTTGAAATAGACTCACCCGCTGTGAATAACATAATTTATGTAAGTGGTAGCGGTAATGTAGGTATAGGAACATCAACTCCCCTTTCAACCCTAACTGTTGCTGGTGGTAATATAAATATCAATTCAGGATTTGCAATTGGCGGTAATAATCTAGGTACTTTTACTCCATTCATAAGATACAGCAATACCGGAGTAGGTATTCCAAGCTCAAGTTTTGGACACACCTCAGCGTATATGTTATCGGATGCCGGTGGTGCTTTTGGAACAAATGATTTATCATTTTATGCCGGACCAGTAACACAACCTGAAATAATGAGAATTGTAGGTTTTACTGGTTTTGTAGGAATTGGAGAAAGCTCACCATCAGCAAAATTAGAAATCAAGGGAAGTGGTGTAACATCAGCAACAACCGCATTAAGAGTAGAAAATAGCAATGCATCAGCCTCGTTAGTTGTAAGAAATGACGGTAATGTAGGTATTGGAACTTCAACCCCAAGCTCACAACTCCATATAAGCGGAGCTTCAGCTATAATGACCTTATCACCTATAGATCCTCTTCCTACATCAAATGTACCGTCT